CAAACATGGCGCTAATAAACCAATTTGGGTAATCACCAGAATTAAATACAGACGCCTTTATAGTAATAATGAGCCAAACTGAAATGATAGAAGTACGTGCAACAAATAAATGCAATTTATCTACAGTGCCTTTACCTTTTAAAAAATACGTTAAAATAATACCTAGCACTATTCCTATACATAAAAACGCTACCGAGAATAGTATAGCGTTTACTGGTGTGCAAGGTGGTAAAAGGTGTTCAAGAGGCATTTTTGCAAAGTAAGTGGTTTAATTTAGCGTCCAAATAGCCTTTCATTAGCCACCCACTGCACCACCCTAAGGAGAAGAAAAAAACTGATTGCGTAAAATACATAATATTCATGTGCATATTCTAACATCACTTAAACAATTTGTGAATGGCTTTTTTGCAATCAATCATTTTGTTTATAGTTTTATAAAAATAATATCCACATACCCAAGACAATATAGCTGTGATTGCCAGTAAAAATACTATAGCAATTGTGTAGCCAAGTATAGTTGCAAGTATGTGCACACATTTATTCTACACTCTTTTTTTGCGCTCGTAACCATGCTTTTTTCCCATACAGACGCACACCAATAAAGAAAATGATTGCAATCGGTAGTAGTAGCAAGCCCCTTTCTTCTATCATGTGATAAAAGAACTGTGTGTCGCAGTATTCTTGAGTGTAGAGCTTTTGAGCGTAGCAAATATCGTGAAGCTGACAACTCTGTGGGAATACATCTGGTACCCACTCCGTGCCTGTGCTGCCACAATAATCTATCATGATTGAGTATTCATAGCTGCGATAGTTGCTTGATCGCGAATCAAGTTTAGTAGGTCTGTGTATTGCGTAATGGTTGGATCTGAAATAGACGCACTTACCTTTTGCACAATATTCACTTGGAAATCTCCTATAGTCTGTAGGAATAGTGGTATTCCGTCATCGTGTACGAGGTTTCCTGTGATTGTCAGTACGTGATCTGCCTCTTGTGGTCGTATCTGCCAGCCGTTCATCATGTAGAAGTATTGAGCTGTTAGGATGCTTCCCTCTGTTCTGAATGCCTGTAGAAATTCTGTATTATCTCTCGCCCACAACTTCCATTCCGAATAGAGCTGCACAGTTGTAAAGGCTGTAACGCCAGTAGATACGCTGATTACCTTTGTTGTACCATTAAAAGTAAACATTATGGGTTGAAGTAAAGATTGTCAGGCACTTGCTGAATTGGAATAGTGGAATCTGTATCTGTCAATGTCACGTTGAATATCTTTATGTATTCGTAGTTGTTGTGCATCACTTGAATGTCAACATTGAAATCTGCTGTGTGCTCGTAGGTGTAGGAGAAGCTACCGCCACTTGTGTTTTCTATTCCTGCAATGTCTGTTTGCGTCCCTGCGGCGTAGATTCGTACCTCTGAATTGTCTACTACTGGACTGATTGTCACTGTAGCCAGTGTTGGACGAATTGGGTATAGGTTGGCATCAATAGCAGCTTGAGTAGTTGTCGACTCTATATACAACACAGAAATAAAGTTGCTTGTGTTTGCTGTAGTGGTTACTAGTTTAAACTTCGGCTTAAAGCCTGCTACATTGATTGTTTCCCCAGAAAGATTTGCACCTGTGGCTAGTTTCCATGTTCCAGAAAATCCGCTACCATTGTTTATATCGTAATACACTGTAATGTTTGTAGACGCTGGTGTAGCTGACGCAACAGACGTTCTGATTGTGGCTGCTACGTTCTGTAGGCTTGAATGTCCTTTGATAAAGTAATCCCATGTAATGTGTACTTCGTCGTTTAAAGTTGGCATGTATAGGTCGCCATTACCTGTGAATCTTGGTGTCCCCGCAACTACACTAAATACTAACGGCGTGCGTTCCTTTTGGAACAGACATCCTATCATACCTGCAGTTCCTGCAGCATTGAAGCAATCGTATGTTGTGAAGTCATATGCACCCACTGCATCGAAGTTCATAGCTGTCAGTCCTATAATAACACCCTGCAACCCCTTGACTTTTGAACTTATTAATTCCCATGTAGCAGGTGCTCCCTGCATCCATACTGGGTCTGGATCCCATGTAATGAATGAATTACATTTAAAATTCTGTAGCACTACGTTACTTATTCCTTTTATTAGACTTAATCCTACGTTTGACTGGTTTCCAGTACGTGAACCACTTATGACTATGTCCGATGATATAACTGTTTGTAGTATTGGTAATTGTTCACAATTTGTCAGTGTTGCCTTTTTTACATTTTGAAAAGTACATACCACATTTCCGTCTACGTTTATTCCGTTAATGTCCGTTCCCCTAATATCTCGACAACCATTAGCCGTTATTTCTGTACTGTCAGTAATATTTACCGATCTACCCACTCCTAGCCACTGGTTTGTGTTTTCTATTGATATGTTACTACTAGACACTATCCCTATAGATGCAAAATTTCCAGAAGAAGACATGTGGAATATTTTTGTAGTGGCTACGCTACCAGTATCACAGGTGGTAAAGTTGAATGCATTGCCAAGACCTATGTCGTTGCCTGCATAAAGTGCTGATGAATTTATTGTAAAGTTATTTACCCCAGTCATACTTATCCCTCCAGTTATTGTTGTTGATGACAAGCTCTTATTAAAAATACAATTTGTAAATACTGGGGTTTTTGTGAAGTTCACGAGAATATCTCGTGGGAACACTGAATTTGTGACAGTGCATACATCTATTTCTTGTGCTCCTTGACCTGTTGCATTACTTTGGTAGCCCATTGTCTTATCAAGTGTGAATACTTTTAGGTTTTTTAAGGCGATGGTAAATGCATTAGTAAACACCAAATTTGGTATTCTCACTTTGCAACCAGACGGCGGACGCATCCCCTGTGTTCCATCGCCAAAGGTTAATGCTGTACCCGCTGCGGCGTGGGTGAACACACTACCATTATTCACTGTGTTTCCAAATAAAGAGAAAGCATGAGCGGTTGGCTTGTTAAACCACTGTGCATACACACCACTTCCTGCACTAGTTTCAATCCAGCACCCCATAATCACGTTTGCATTTTCGTAGTCAGTAGGTAATGTAAATGTACCAGTTCCATTTGTAGTCCCCAGTTCACACCATTCTCCTAGACATTCAAATGACCCACCGACACCATTCGAAATAGTGGCAGGTAAGCCAAAGAAAACATGGTTTGTTACAAACATACAGGCTACTCGTGGTACACTTGACGTTGTCGCTGAAATCCCTGTGCCTGTAATTGTTTCACCAGAAATGAATTGAGCAGTAGACGTAGAGCGATACTTTATTACCCCTGTTGTTGATACCTTGATGCAGTAACCAGTTGCACCACTTGTGCCACCTGTAATCACCTTGCCGTACGTCATGCCCGTTGTATTGCTGACGTTAATATGTTTTATTTGTCGAGCATCAAATAATATGGACGCCCCGAATGACTGACCTTGTGTATTGATGAAGTTTACACCTGCTTTAGCTGCTGGGTCTGCGTCTATTGTTAGTGTTGTTTCACCGTAGATATATATGGAATCAGCAGTAGTCCATGTCAAGCTGTCGAGCTTAGCCGACGATGATACTGAAATAATAGCCATTATTGAGCTTGTAGAATGTCACGAAGTTGAATAGTGTTAAATGTCAATGTGTCCATTGCTTGTTTGATCTGTGGTGCTTGCTCCACAATCAGCCGTAGTGCTGCACACCTTTCTTCAATTGCATCTATCTCTGCCGAAGCTGTAGACGTAAGACCATTCATGCCTGCTGATATTGCCTGTAGTGTTTGAATTGCTGTATTCATTGAAGTCAGCCATTGTTCATGTGTAAGAGTCATTATGGGTTGGAGTAGTTGTTATCAAGAGAGGCGTTTAGCTGGAATGTATTTGTAGTTGAACGTACGATTGTTCCTGTGATCTTGACGTAGGTAGCAGAAGACTTACCAAGAGCTACTAGGACAATGTTTGCGTCTGTACCTGCTGTACGTCCGCCTTGTACGTTTCCGTCATAGTCGAATGTAAATGACTTTGAAGCTAGTCCGCCTAGAGTGCCCTGTATTGGTGTTCCTGACGCGTCATTGACCACAATAGCGTCACTGTCACCGAAGTTCGCAGTACCAATAGCATCGAAGTACATTGCGTAGTAGGTGTCTGCGTCTGCTTGGAATATGTTGTTGAACTGAATTGTGCCAGATGCAGTGTATGGGAATGTTCTTTCAACACCAGAGTTGTCTACAAACACTAGGTCGTTTATGTCTGCTGTATTGTAGTTGTCGATAAACACACCACCGTCTGTGGTTAGTTTTGTTTTGAGCTTGTCACCGACAAATTCTAGCAAGCGTTCCGCTAACAGTCCTGTCTTGGTGCCTGCCCCTGCGTCAATGTCTGTAGAGCGTCGTAGTGCCCATTGGACATACGTATAGATTTGTTTCTTTGTTCCGTTATTACCATTGATAATTATTTTAAAACTCCTATTCACTCCACCGATTGATCGTGTTTGATTTGTTGCATACCAAGTAATAGACATACCACTGTATGGTGCTACGTCTGCCACGTTATCTGCGTTGGCGTCAATTGTCGTGTCTGCTCCAAGAATATTAATATCGGTTGCATTCTCTAAATTGTATGGGTATGTACGAGGTTTTACTAACGTCACTTCGCCTGTGTTGCTTAGAATTGACTCTGTATATGTCTTGCCCTGTATGCGACAGAACACCTTTAGTGATGTAGAATAATTGAATCCATCGCCATATGAACCATCACCGTTCGGGTCGGAAATTACTTGCACTGCTTCATTCACGATTCCTTGACCTGCATCGTTCACAAGTCCAACATGTGTAAAGTTTACTGGTGCACTACCAACTGTGTAGTATGCTTGATCGCTGTCTATGTCTCCTGTTGTACGAATACCAGCCCAGTGTTCTGTAACTTGGTTGCTTGAGTTACGCACTAGCCATCCGAAGTCGCGTAGTAATTTACGAGTAGTTGTGTTCTTCCAGTTCCAGCCATTGATTAGTTCTGCAAAGTTGTCAGTTGTTAACGTACCGTCGCGGAATGGTATATCAAATTTGCGTTTTGTGTCGTCACTTCGCCATATTTCTTTTACCTTATTTACAACTGCTTGTCCTGTTACACCGTCTGTAGACAAAGCACCTGCAACTACCAGCTCAATTGTTTTTGCTGTAGTGTCTAGAATAAAGTTGGTTCCTACTACGAGGTTGTCTGGGTCTACTATTTTTGGCATAAAAGAGAAAGGAAAAGTTTTACTAAGTATACACTAAACTAGTGCGATTTGTCCAAGCATTAGACAGACTGGTAAAAGATGCGTTAGTACCAATATCTGCAGATTCTAAAACATTTATATCTGTCTTTAAAATTCTGTTTATTTTCCATGAAGAAATTTCACCACCGTAATAGTAATATGTTGGTGAATTTAAATCTACAATTGGATTCTGCAAAAAAGAACTGCCAGAACTATTTGTGGATTCTACAATTTCAATAATTTGCTGCTCCGTAATTATTTCTAGTGTGGTTGTTTGGTCTAAAACTTCTATAGACTGTTTTATGTCGCTTATTTCTATTATGTTATTTTGATTTATAATCTCTATAGTATTTTCGTCTACTATTTCTATTACTTGCCTCTCCTCTACTATTTCTATAATAGAATTTGTCATGTAGCATTTGGGAATATGTTTACTACTCCTCGTAAAATCATTTTGTTAGTGCTGCCAGAAATCATAATTAAATCGTATACACCAGTTTTTTCTTTAATATTTGCTGTCACTGTTTCGTCGATGGTTATTGCTACTGTGCCTAATGCGCCACCAAGCGTTATACCACCATTTTCAGTAGTAAGATATACAATTTCATTCTTTTTATAATCCTCTTTAATACGTAATCTTGCAATGTACCCTGTTAAATTTATTGGGTTACCGTCTGAATCTTTCCATGTAAACAAAAAATTAAACGTAGAGTTTTTATAAATCTTTAAGTCGATTTCAGCAGGAGTATTCATACCTGCATTATACACTATCTACAAAAAAATAAAAGACTACTTCTTTTTAGTCTCTTTCTTTTCGGCAGATTCTGTATAAATCTCAAAAGAACCTTTTGCACCAGTTAAAACACGAGCACATGCCTCATCTGCTTCAACAATTGCATTTGGTTCTACTGGTACTTTCCCACCAGTAACCTCTAGGCGAACTAAAATAGTTTCTTTTGTAATATTTTTGAATTTCATGTAGATATTTTAGCAAATAAAAAAGAGGAGCGCAAGCCCCTCTCTTCTATTCAACTGACTAGTTATTAAACTGTAGCATTGAAACCTAATGCTGCCATACCAGCACGAGCTAAGCCGAATGATAGACGGCTGTGAGCTGTAATGCAGTATTGATCAACACGTGGTAGGAATTCAACGTGTAGCTGTAGCTTACGCTTCCAACCGAAGTTCATAGCAGGCTTGTACACAACTAGGAATCCACCTTTTGTATTTAGTCCAGCAGAAGTATTGATTTTACCGTCTGCTTCTGTCAAACCAAATTGACTAGATACTACTACCTTGATACCGTATAGGTATTGTAGTACCCCATTTTGTAGAGTAGCTGCACCACCGAATGTATCAATACCTTGCAATTGTGCAAGAGTTTGAGTTTTAAAGTATGTCTCTGGGTTCATGATAATAAGCAAGTCTTGTGGGTTTGCTCCGTACTTACCACCTAGTAATGCACGTACTGCCATGAAGTCACCAGAATCTAGTACTCCAACGTCTAGTGTTTTAGTACCAGCAAAAGCTGCCTTTCGCAGACCGTCAAAGGCTAGGTCTGGCGTACCTGCTGTACGAGCAGCATTGTCACTGTTGATATTTCCTGTAGCGGCTGTAACAACGTCACCATTAAGAATAACGTTATCGACTACTTCTGCAAATTTCTTGCCTAGCTGACGTTCAACATGTGAACGAATACCACCAGCAATTTTAGCGTCTTCAATAAGTTCACTTGTTAAGAATACAGAAGCGCTAAATTTCTTAGCTGTAAGTGTAAGTAGGCTTGTGCCAACTTTTGAACGTGTGACATCTGTACCGGTAACAGTATCCTCTTCGTCTGTGAGGTAAAATGCTGCGTCGTCACCTTCTACTGGCACTGTAAAAGGATTTGTTGGCATATCCCAAATGTTTGTAATTTCACCTAGAATTGTGCTACGATCACGAGCTGCTTCGATAACGTTTGCAGCCATTTCTGTAGGCACGTACTCATCACCAAAACCAGCTTGAGTAGAGTGCATTGCTTCATTTGCCTTGGTTTCAATGCCAAGTGCTGACTTTAGCGTGTCAACATTTTGTAAGATTGTATCTTCCATAAAAAGTAAGGGGTAATATAAATTAAATTTGAGTAACCTTTGCGTTTTTAGCGTTTGCGAATAACTGCATAAAAGATTCAGTAGCCTTATCTAATTTTTCTGCGCCACTTGGCTGTAGTGCATGCAAGGTCTTGCTCTTTTGTACAGGAGTTTGGGCAAGTGCTTTTAAAGTCGCAAGTTCCTCGTTAGTCTTCTTTAGTTGCTCTGCTAAATCTTTGATAAGAGAAGTAACTTGATCAAAAGATTTTTGAAAGTCTACGTTTGCTTTCTGTTCTACGACTACCGCTTTTTCCTCGGTAGCAGGTTCTACTTCTTCAACTTTTTGCACTACCTCTTCAGTAGTAACAGGCTGCGGAGTTTCACCGCTAGTTTCATTGTTTTCAGTAGCTATTTCGGTTGCTGTATCTTCTACAGCTTCAATCTCTTCTAAAGGCTCATCGCCTTTTAGTTCCATTTCATCTACCGCCTTTTGTGACAAGTAGCGATCACCTAGTTTGAACTTAGCTTTAAGTTCTGGGTATACTGAACAGTTATTTTGCATAATTGAATTGGGTAATGATTGTAGGTAATTTTTGACACTCTTTTCAACAGTGAATAGAGCATTTGGATTTGCAGGAGTAGATACAATAGAAATCTCTATTAAATCTAAATCTTTTATAATGCGAATTTGTTTTTTAAGTTCCATGCCATCATAGAATTTACCAGTTCCGATTTCTTTCCATTCTACTTCTTTAGCAATAAAACCGATACTCATTGCTTGCATTTCACCATTAAGAGCCTTTTTGCCTATTTCCTCATCTGTAATAACTCCAGTCACTGCAAGTCCAGCATCACTTACTACTGGAGCGTCTTGACCATCTACCATGAACTTACCTATTACTTCGTCTGGGTTGTGAGAGCGAAGCATTACAGGATTTTTTACGAAGTTCTTTAGTCCACTTGTAAATGCGTACGGAGACACAATGTCGTCGTAACGATCAATGTCAGGCGTAGAGGCGAACCCTTTTATTTTAACGCCACCGTCTACTTTAGTTGCCTTGCATTCAATTTGGAAAAATTGCGTAGTCATACACATAGTATAACAGCCTATTTTTAAAACACAACATATAGTATATTATCGGTCTATTTTACACATAAGACACTATATATAGTATATTATATTATACGAGTAATTACACCACATCTACAGTTGACGTGTCCGGGTGTCATATCATTACCACTTTGCCAAAGTTCATTCCATAATAGCCAGCCCTGCGCTTCATTTGGTGCACAAATAGTTTGTGACACTTTTAAATCTCGTACAGTCGACCAGTACTTTTCAACGCGCGCTGCTGTACGCTGTATAAATGTATCCATCTGTACTTTTTGTCCGTAGGCATATGCTTTACTAGTTTGATCTAATGCAATAGTTTGCGCTCTTGCTTTTGAAAACACACCAGCCGTACTTTGCTTTCGTATTTCGTTTGCTATTTCTGTATAGGTAAGGCTTTTATTTAATCCATTACTAATTATATCACGTATGCGTTGTTCAGTAGTTAGGCTAATACTACCCTTGAATTGTGACAAGTGTAGCGCACGCAATCCTTGTAGATACTGTACTGCGTTAAAGTTTTGTAAATCGACTGGAAATGGCAGTGCTTCTTTATGGTCTTTGCGTACTCGTTTAAATCCATAGATCATTGATAATGCAGCAATAGATGTAATAGCCTCTACAATCTTTGGTTTTTGTGTGTCATTCTCGAATATAGTATTTATATCCTGTTCAATGTCTTTAGTGTATACAACACCTTTTCTATTAAAAAAAGCTAACTCGTTTAATCTTTTTATATACAAATCCATTTGTGCTATAAATAAAAACTGTAGTTGTGCCACAAGTCTTTTTTCTAATTTTTGTAAAGACGAAGCATCTAAACGCGCATCGCTCTCTTTTTTGTCTAAATTAAACATTACACGTCGTATAGTTGCCACTGGTACGCCTAGTTTTTTAGCAACATTATTGTACATCAAGTTCTTTTATTTTAGCGGCTAAGTCAATATCACCATCATTTCCTATGTCTGTTATTGCCCTGCTACCTGCGCCATTACCTGTAATGATAACATCACCCATGTCTGCATGTTTTGCGGTGTCGATAGGGTCGTAGTCCACTAAAGCCCTAGCTTCGTTAATTGTAATTAATCCTTCCCTGCGTCCTTCAATCGCCCTTTTCCACAATTGCTCTGTGCTTTCAAAAACAGGTGTGTTGAAATATATTTCTTCATTAAATACTTCTAGTTCTTTGTTTATAATACTAGTAAACCAAGATTCATATTTAACTACAGTAGTATTGTAGAATTTCTGCATCTGTCCATCTTGGTTATTGAACGTCATACCCTCGGTATAGCCAAGTATAGCCTTTGGTACACCAAACGCACTACATACTTTCTCGGTATTAAGTCTTCGCCCATCTAAATACTGCATGTCTACATGTGTCATTTGCAATGGCTTAATGTCGCGCACGTTTTTAGAAGCCATTAAACGTCCTTTGTTTTGTGATCCCTTGTGTTGTTTCTTGATCATTTCTATTGTTTGCTTTATTTCTGTATCACTAGCGTTGGTATCAAAAAGAATGAAACCAGCAGGCATTGAGTTATTACTGATAGATGTGTAATTACTAACGCTTGCAGCTATGTCTGCTTTTACTTCCCATAAAACTGGCTCAAGTGGGGAAAAACCAAACACTTCGCTATTATTATTGATTCCGATTTTAAAGTGTATTACTTCATTTGGGTCAAATAGGACGGCGTCACTATAGTTTGAATTGAATGGTGACTTTTGAATATACTTCATGATACGCCCGTTTTCATCAGCAATAATAGCAATACTTCGTGCATCCATGATTTTAAAACCAATTAATGTGTTCGCCTCTGACATTACTTTTTCAACAAAACAATCACCAGTGATTAATGCTTGTTTAATAACTTCTTCCTTAAAAGTGTTAACTGTATTGTAATAATAAGTAATAATCTTTTGTGAGTTTGATTGATTTAAATCTGTATCGCTGCCAATTTTTCTAAAACCAAAACCACCAACTCCAGTTGTTTCGCTGATTTCTCGTATACAAGAAAAAACATCACTAGAGTTACGGTATGCAGCAAATAAACTATTGCGATCAATCTTTGCACCTACTACATCGCTTGATATATCATATGTCGCTTTTCCTGTAGTTAAAGAGCGTTGTTTGCCCTCGCTTGTCTCGCCAACTGTCAATTTAATGTTCGTAAAAGGTATTCTCATGAGTAAATTATATCACTACTGCTATTACTTCGCTACTTAAATTCTCAAGTGCAAGTGTAATGGCGTGCACGAAACTATCTACTCTGTCGTCATGCTCCGCATTAGGAAACCGAATAAGCTGATCAATAAGCCCATCACAGTTCGCAGAAAACTTAATATTTCCAAACTCTATAAGTCCTACAATCTTTTGCAATCTAGCACGCTTGTCTTTTGTCACGGTAATAGGGTACGCAGGTACGCCATTTAGATTCATAATCTCTCTCAAATGTTCTTGAAACGCAACCACTTCAATACCAAACTTTTCGTGTGAATGTCTGTCAAATACACGTTTTGATTGTTCAACAGTAGTTGTCATATTCCAATGCCCATAGATACAGTCTAGTACGTATATTTCTATCTTGTCTGTGTTTAGCTTAATAGCAACAGTAGTGATTGATCCTTCGTCACCTGTTTGCTTACTACCTACACTAGGATCAAGTGCACTGTATACCTTGTACAAAGCGCGGTTGTTTGTGTCATACATATCCAGTGATTCAAAGCGCTGTATCCATGCTAGTTTTACATCGCTATTTTCGTCAGTACTAGGCTCATTCATAAACTCCTGTGCAAAAGCGAATGTTCCCATGATTTCTTTGAATGACTGCAGACGTTCCATAGTCCACCAAATTGGCGTGCCGTTCATATTTGGTACACCGTCTTTTTCAATTGCCGCCATTTTTACACCGCCGAACTTCTTATAAAACGTAAGCAATACACAATCGTAGTGCAGTACTGTACCAATCATCTTTATTTTCCCCACATGTCTATCAACTGACGGCACCACTGTTTGTAACAACCATGCACGGTCTTTTATACGTATCTGCTCGTTGCGCACCTCATCTCTGTCCTCGACATCGTCTAGTATAACCTTTGTTGGTCGTGATCCTTTGTAGTTTAATCCTCGCCCTTTACCCTTACCAAACGACAAAAGAATTACACCATTTGTTGTTTCAATATGGCTGTCTTTCCATTTACGCGAAGCCTTAGGTGTAAATACCGGTACTAGGTCACCATATGTAGCACGTAATAGCTCGTTTGATTCTAGTTGTGTTCTTAGGTAGGAAAAAGTAGAGCTACCATCACGACTCGAGTAACCGAAAAGTACTATAAATCGTTCATGGTTATACACTATGTCGTGTAGTAAGTCTGCTCGTACCCATGTCGTTTTTCCATGCCCACGCGGAATAATAATAGCTTCATGTTTTGGACTACTAGTAGCTTTTATTAAAGCTATGTGGCAATCTGGTACAATTCCATAAATTTCACTTGGTAAAAAGTGCATTGACCAAATATGTAGCATTGATTTAGGTCGTAGACTTTCAATAATAGCATATAGCCTATCTTTTTCGTCTACTTCTTGTATTGCCTGCCACCATTGCTCGTATGTTATCATTGTGCATTTTGCTCTTGAATCTTTTGTAGGACTTCGTTTGTTTGTGCGTTATGAAGTTTAAGCGCTTCTGGTTTTTCTATTTCAATTTTTTGTACTGGCATACCATCCAAATATGAAGCAAGAAACTTTGCGGCTGTTACGTCTTTGTTGCTAGTTGCAGCTAGTATCATACTTTTAATAATTGCATCTTTAAATTCGGGGTTTTCGGTAAACATTTCGCGCATACGTTCTGCAATGCTGTAGCCTTTAGGTGGTCTACCTTTTGGATTTCCAGAGCTTCCCTTCATAAGTTGCCCTTTGCTATTTCGCAAAACTTGTTTTTTACTTGCTTTTTTTCCATTTGGGACTAATGTCATATATTAATT